TCAGCGGTCTCCGGGAAAGAGCATCGCGCGCAGGATCGCGAGCACGACGACGAGGACGACGATCAGCGCGGCCAGCGCGAGGCGCATGGCATCGAGATAGAGGATCGCGACCGGCGCGAAGCCGAGCACCACGGCGGCAACCGACAGCGGCAAGGCGAAATGCTCGCCCACCGCGTAGCGGCGATCGGGCGGCGGCGTCATGCGCGCGCGCTCCGGCGGCGGCGGTAGAAAGCGCCGAGCATCGCGTTGACCGCGCGGCTGACGTGCGCGAGCGCGACCGGCAACGCGCGGTGCGACTCCGGCGCGTCGAGCACGCAGCGGCGCAGCAGCCGTTCCTGATCGACCAGCAGGCACCAGATCGTGTCGAGGTCGCGCGGCGTGCCGCCCGGCGCGAACGACAGGCACTCCTTGCCCGACCCGGCCAGCACGCGCACGGCCTCAGCCAGCTCGCGCACCGGAATGGCGAAGTCGCCGGGGTCGTTCGCCTCGGCGAGTTCGCCGTGCAGCACGTTGATCGTGGACCGGATCGAGTCGAGTTCGTCGGGGGGCACGGGCGAGGCTTTCGGGCAGCAGAAAACCGTCCCCGAAAGCGCGAAGCGATCAGGACCGGCGGGCAGGTCGGGATGGGTGCGTGGTGGCGCGTCAGCCGGTGTCGGGCGGCGCGCGCGCCGCGGCAACGATGCCGCCGGCCGCGCTGACCACGGATTGAGCAGCGCCGATCGCCTCCAGCCCTTCCTTGTTCAACGCCGCCATGTCCGCAGGGGTCGCGCCGGGCCGGCTGGCGTGGAGCGCGGCCGCACTGAATTCTCCGGCCTCCTTGGCAAAGCGGGCGGCGACGTCGACCAGCGCGAGTGGGTCGCCGAAGCGCTCCTCGCGCGCGCTCAGCAGCCGCAGGTTGAGTGTGTCGAGAAACGGCATGCTGTCGCCACCGGCGGCAATGTAGGCGAGATCGAGCTTCTCGGCCGCGGCGATCGGGATGGTGCGGTCGACGTCGGGATCACCCCAATCATAGAAGGTGCGCAGCGCGACGCCCGCGATGGCCGCGGCGCGTTTCGTCCCGAGGTAGTCGGCAATGCGCGCCTGCGCCTGCTCGTAGCTTAGCGCGGCGCGCTCCTTGGTCATGCCCGCTTGCCCGCGAAAAGCGGCGCCGAACGCAAGTGACGTCCGGCGCCCGAGGTCGCAGTCAACAAGGATGGGCAGGCTGCTTCACCGCGCGGGAGGATCGAGATGGAGCGCGAAGACCGACCGGCCTGCCAGCGGTCGATGGGGTAAACTGGAGCGCTTGGTGCAGGGCTGCGATCGCGGGGGCTCATCGGGCGGGCACCAGATCCACTTCGACGGCGCCATCGTCGCCGGAGTCGCGCGTCGCGGAGAGAGGCTCCTCCTTGATCCCCAATGCGACGGCGATCCGGTGGGAATTACCGCGACGGCAACTGCGGTGACCTCCAAGGACATTGTGAACAGCGCTGACGTGGAAGCCTCGTTCTCTCGCCCATTCTGAAATATTTACGCCTCGTGCGACGAGTTCGTCCCGGCGAGCGAGAGCCCGTTGGCGAACCCTCTGATCAGCAGTTGAGACTCGGGCGGACATAGAAAATGTGCCATTTTGTGCAAAGCCATACAACAATGCGCAGGATAGTGTGAAAGAGCAAGCGGAATTTGCAGATTGGGCAGATTTTCCCGCGCGGCTTCGGCTCGCGCGGAGGCAGCTCGGTCTAAATCAGACAGATTTTGCTGCGATTGGGTCTGTCAGCCTCAATTCGCAAGGCAAGTATGAAGCCGGCCTTACCGAACCGAGCGCAAGCTATTTCGCCAGTCTGGCTGCGGCCGGGGTCGATGTGCATTGGCTGCTGACTGGCCAGCGTAGCGCAGGTGCTCTCGATGAGGATTTGAGCATCGTCGTGGATGCGATCGCACCACTCTCCGGAGACCAGCGAGCTGCAATACTTGCCGTGATCCACGCGTTCGCGAGCTGATCCACGGCCTGAGGCGCGCGTGAGCCTTTACACACATTGATGCAAATCGATCACCTCGTTACCCTGAAGCTGTGGATAGGGTCCAGCGATCAACAGCGTCCGTGATGGCTCACGAGACCCGGATGCCCGGCGGGAGACGGCACGACATAGGTGCCGCGAGGATGATGCGACTTGCTTAGCTCGTCATCCTTTGACGTAACGACACCGACCCATGCCGACCTCCTGCCTGACAACGTTCGTCGACTTTCCGAGCGTCAGAAGCAGTGCCTGCGCCTGATCTTCGATCGCAAGACATCGAAGGAGATCGCGTCGGCGTTGGGGCTGAGCGCTGGCACCGTAAACACCTACATTTCCGAGGCGATCACCACGCTCGGCGCTGGCAATCGCCGACATGCAGCTGAATTACTTCACAATTATGAGAGCAAGGCGTCTCACCCCGATAAAGTGCAACTGCACTTTATCGGGGTTTCCGAGGCGGCATCTTCATCCGAAAGCCCCGTTGACAGCAGCAGCCAGTACCGGCGGCTGCTGCCACTTCGCCAATCAGGGGCTTCGGGTAATGACCTCAGCATCTTCTGCCGACTATTCTGGCCACTCGGTATCGCCATCCTCTGCGCCATCGCCTTCGGCATGCTTGCCGTCGGCATCCGGATCTTCTCCGACCTCCTTTGCGCCGTTCTGCGCTGATGAAAGCGTTCTTCCGCCTTCCGAACGGCTGGCGGCGGCCCTCCACCGGTACGAACGCTTACTCCGCGATGCCTTTGCCGCCGGCGGCGAGCTCGCCCAGGCGGCGGTGTCTGCGCAGAGGGGCGAGCGCCTCAGCCCGACCGTTGGTCACCAAATCCTTTCGGCAATCGGTGCCGCCAACCTCCTGGTCGGCGAAGCCATCACGAAAACGGCGCATGGTCACCGTCAGCTCGAGATCCTGAGCCGCCGCCTTGGCTTCGATCCGACGGCTTACGGCGATGGTGTGAAGCCACCCTCAGCGGCCACCGAAACGGAGAAGGCAGCCCTGGCGAACTGACGTCGCCGATGTCGTCTCCCGCCGCCTACGCCAACATCGTCTTCTTCTACGTGGCGCAATCGTTCGTGTCAGCGCACGCGTTCATCCGCGGGGGTGGCCCGGAACGGGCGGCGGGAGGCGCATTGCTTTTGGCCGCGCTTTCGTGGTCCTTCGTGCAGCTGATCTGGGCGGTCAAATTTAATCACGTCGCTTGGACGCTCGCGTTGATCGACCTTGCGCTGCTCATCGCGATCCTGATCATCGTTGCTTTCGCCGATCGCTTCTGGCCGATCTGGCTCGCCTCGCTTCAGATCGTCGCCGTCGCAAATCACGGGGTCCGTGCCTACGATCCAGCCATAATTGGTTATGCCTATTGGCTGGTGGCTGGCAAACTTTCCTATCCGATGCTCGCGATTCTGTTCATCGGGACCCGGCGGCACCAGCAGCGACTTTCCTCGGGCCACATGGAATTCAGCTGGACTGCTCAGAGAAGGCGATCCTGATGGGAAAGCCGGTCTTTCTCTCCAACGGAGATGACGCTCAGCCAGACGCTGCCCGCCATCTGGAGCCTGGTCCACACCGGCCGAAGGCGCTCTTCGATCTGGCGTCTGATGTTCTGAACGCACGTCGTCGCCGGATAACCATTTTCGGTGAAGATGCTTGCCTGCTCGGCGAGCCGGCCTGGGACATCCTGCTCGACCTCTACGTGCATCCGGCAACGAAACCGGTTTCGATCTCCAGCGCGTGCATCGCAAGTGGCGTTCCCGGCACGACAGCACTGCGCTGGATCGATCATTTGCGGCGAAGGGGCCTGGTCCGCCGCTTTGCCGACCCAACCGACAAACGCCGCAACTTTGTGGCGCTGGCTCCCCGAGGGCAGTTGCTGGTCGAGGAGTGGCTGCATGCGCGCATAGCGATCGCGCAAACAAAGGGTGTCACGCCGCAGCCGGCACAACCTATGGATGAAGTCGAGTGGCTGCGCTTTTATCGATCGTTGAACGAGATGCAGATGGGTGTGGTTCGCTCGTTCCTGCATCTTCTCGGTTCGCAAAGCGTCAAGTGACACTTGACGGCCTAGGCGGATGAGAGTAAAAGGCCTTCATGCTGATCGAGAGCATCCGCCATAAGGCGCTGCGCAGGTTTGCAGAGACTGGCAATGCGAAGGGCTTGCCTTCTGAGCTCGTCTCCCGGCTGCGCATGATGCTCGTGTTCCTTGATGCGGCGACGTCGGCCGACGCGCTGCTGGCGCCGCCAAATTACGGCGCACACCAGCTGAGCGGCGATCGAGCGGGAACATGGGCGCTGACCGTGACGCGCAATTGGCGGATGACCTTCGCGCTGGACGATAACGGCTCGATCGTTGACCTTGATCTGGAGGATTATCACTGATGGCCATCACCCTTCATCCCTCGCTGGCCGTCCACCCGGGCGAATGGCTGAAGAGCGAGATCGTCGAGGCGCATGACCTCAGCGTCACCGTGGCGGCGCGGTTGCTGCACGTCACGAGGCAGGCGCTCAGCACGCTGCTCAACGGCCACGCCGATCTGTCGCCTGAGATGGCGATCCGGTTCGAGAAGGTCTTCGGCATCAGCGCGGAGACCATGCTGAAGATGCAGCTGACCTGGGACCTCGTGCAGGTGCGCCGGCGGGCCGACGACATCGCCGTGGAACCGCCGTTCGTTGCGTCCGCCCAGCGTCGCGGCATGAGCGTTGCCGAACGAGAGAGTGCTTCCGTTTAGGATCGCTCATCCGTCAGAATAAAGCGCGAGGGATGGGCCAGGGGAATTCGGCCACCATTGCGCGGGTGCGGGTATCGCGCGGGTACCCGGTCGATCGAACACGGCAAAACACCAGCATTTCCGCGGAGCTACGATAACGAAGGCGGAGGGCATCTCCGCCTCGATGTCCGATTGTGGTGGTTAGCTGCCGTTCACCGTTCGTGGCCCGAAGTAGATCACCGCCGCCCCAACAAGGCAGATTGCTGCCCCGAGGAGGTCCCAGCGGTCAGGCTTCGTGTCCTCGGCGAACCACAGCCACGCGACCGCCGATGCGATATAGACGCCGCCGTAAGCCGCATAGGACCGGCCTGCCTGATCCGATTGGGTAAGGGTTAGGAGGTATGCGAAAAGGCATAGGGAGAGGATGCCGGGAGCGATCCACAGCGCAGATTTCCCGAGCCGCAGCCATGCCCAGAAGGCGAAGCACCCGGCGATCTCCGCCAGAGCGGCTCCAATGAAGGCGAAAGCAGTCATTTTGACGCCTTCGCAGAACCGGTGAACGTCGGCAAATGGGCGAAAGCCGACATACCGTAGGTACCGGCCGGGTACAGTCGGCTGTCAATTCCTCTACGCGCCCGAGGGGGAAGCGGGACTGAGGCGGAGGATGTCTCCGCCGCCGCCAGCCGCATGCCGCCAGGTTGTGCAGAGGCACCATCAGCGAAGGGCGTTTCGCGTGCTATGAAGCCCTCAGCGCTCAACATAGCTATAAGGCAGCGCTGAAGGCCAAGCGCCGCAAGGTTGGATATCGCGGATCCAAGCTACAGAGCGCAGTACTGCGGAACGCCTTGATGGCGACCAGTCAAGCCGCGGTGCATAGCACAGCTCATGATTGAGCGATGACAAAATGTCACCGAGGACAAGGAAAGCATATATGACCGACGAGCTCATCATGATGACGTTGACCACAGTATGCTAAATCAAGATCCACTCCTCAAAAGGCTGTATCTTCTTTCTTTCGGCGTGCTCATCATCTCACTGTCAGCTTTATCGCCTCTATCTAAGCCGGGATGCTCAAGGCTTAGACCAATCACACCGGAGCAAGCGGTAGGAGCCGTTATAAAGAATATTCGCGACCATCAAGCGCGTTTTTATGGCGCTCGCGCAGCCGCGCGGGCATACTGCAGACTTGGCTGCAAAGTCTATAATGAATTCAATTTTTTCAACCCATTAAACATGCTTTCTCGATCCATAGGCGGGCACTACACAGTGCGATTGTCATATGAAAAGCCCGGAATTGCTGAGGAGCAAGTGGAGTACTACGTAGTCAGCTCTTGCGGGAGGGTAGACTTTCCAGAATCTCTCTTGAACTACTAGCTTTCATAGCTAAGCGCATACGGTTGACTTCATAAAACACGCATAATTGAATACTGCGTTTAAATTGGTTATCCAATGCGTCACGTTTGATCTGTCGCTACCGTGAATGATCTGCCTCACTGCGGAGGTCGAATAAGCGAAGCGACTCTGCCGTCACCCTCGGATGCATGGTAAGTGACAGGAGGTTGGCCCTGCTGGATCACATCGATCCGCTCCGCAATATAACCGAGAGACGGCGCCCTATCATTGGCGTTTGAAGCTACTGCTCGATCAAGAGGACAACGGCGCGAGAGGGCATCGTCGAGTTGATGGGCTTGATCTTCGTCGAGAACCCACTCGATCCGCTTCATCGGGGTGTATGGCGCGTCCTTTATCCAAATCTGACGGCGGCCAACTGCCGTCCCGTGCCATACGCTGCCGGCTCCACGCGCGAGAACGATGCTATATTCGATCGTCGAAAGATGGCCTCCTCGACCGTACATCATGACCATCGTCGGTGCCTGGGGCATTGGTTCACCAATCGCTTTGCGGAGCGCCCTATGGTCCTCAAAGGCGGATGATGTGGGTGCAAGATGGTCAGAGGCGATAGGCACGCAAGGAGGGGCTGCGGCGCTCACCTCGGCGGTAGATGCCAGGGCAAGAAAGAATAGCTTTATCATTGCCGTAGGATGCCGCCCGAGGGAGAAGCAAGCAAGGTTGTAACGTGTTGCGAAAGGATCTCCTTTCGCTACGTCGGCTATAGCTGCTTTCAAGGATGTCGGACCAGCCCGCGATATGGCAAAGTTTGGGCGGAAGCCGACGCGCAGCGGGTACCCGCCGGATACGAAGAGCTCCACCCGGTGCTATCCCTGAGGACCAAATCAAACCGAGGCGGAGGATATCTCCGCTTCAACACGCGCCAGCCTCGCTAACTCTCGCGTAAATAACGCGTCCAGAACCATCGGGTCACACTCAATGACAATCAACGAGTTCACTGCGTTCAAACACACCAAGGCGAGCTTCGCCGCGGATATGCGCCAGTGCGGACGGATCAGACTGGCTAGCCTAACGTACTATCGTTCGCTTGAGGGCGCTGCGAAAGATGTCGAAGATCCCCTTGAAGGAACTGGTCTGGTGGATCTATCAGGCCATTATCCCCCTCCTTCTGGAGGCGGATACGATCTATTCATCGGTGGCGAGGACGCACAGTCAACTTTCCAATTTATCGCTGCTTGCCAGCAATATCCCGATCTGAAAGGTCGCGACTTGGTAGTCGCTGCTATCAGGGAGAGCTTCGGAATAGACGCAAGCGAATCCAACATCGTAATCGATGTGAGCGGAATAACGCTGGTTCAGGAATGCCCGCCGCTTTACGTGTTCTCGATGTCACTACGTGATGACGCAGGCATGTTCGACAATCCAGACACATTGGACGTCTACGACACGGTGGTAACTATCCCTGATTATCGAAGACTTGCCGACGCGATTCTAGAGTATGCGCCTTCAATAGAACAGGTCACCGTCGCAAAAGTGATCTATGAGCCAAGATCGATCACTGCTGCTCAAGGCAACCTGCTTGTCCATCCGTTTCGCAAGGATACCCGCTTTGCTTGGCAGGAGGAGGTGCGCTTGATCGCCGTACCAAATGGTACAATCAGCGACCACTTGTTCGTAGAAGGTCCGAACATAGCCAAGGCGTTCGGAGGCGACTGACACGAACATCTCCACGCCGTTCATCGCGCTTCTCCCGTTTCAAGCGGACGCCTCTATCTTCTACCTCTCGCGCGGGATCACCCCACGGCCCAAGTAATGACAAGGCTCGCGAAGCGGGCCATCACGCGATTTTACCAAGGCGGAGGGTTCCTCTGCCCCTTTCGCGAGCGACTTGGCGCTGCACCTTATCGAAAATCCGCCCAGACCGAATGGCCGCGCCTCAGCAGCTCGGCGACGATCCAGCCGTGCGCGAAATGGGTCTCGTTCGCCGGGTTCTTCCTCGCGCTGACCGCCTCTTCCCAGAACCGCACCAGCAGCGTCCGGTCGGCGAGGAACGGCCGCAGCACGCGCAGCGCCAGCCGCACGGCCGGGGTCGCGGGGTCATGCTGGCTCGCGCGGCACGCGGCATCCTGGAGCACGGTCAGCGCGAGGTTGATGACGAACGTATCAGCACGGCGCACGCGCAGCTCGTGATCGTTGCCGCCGAACGGGATGATGCCGACCTTCAACGCGGTGCGCTCGGGCGAGCAATTCCAGCACCACACATCGTGCAGGAACGCCTGCCAGTCGAGCGACCGGCGCTGGAAGCTGCGCTCGCGGATCAGCTCCTCGAGATCGTGAACCTTGATCGTGCCGCACGCCGGGCAGGCGAGGCGGATCGAGCCGTGTACCTTCCTGACGTCGTAAAGCGTCTTGGGCTGACCGACCACATCGACGGATCAGGCGAGCGCCGGCAAGGGCAGTTGCTCGCCGCACACCAGCAGCACCGCGCGCGCCTGTAGCGCGGCGTCGACCGCCTGGCGGTAATGCACCGTCGCGCAGCGCTCCGCCTCGTCGAAGCCGGTCGGCGACCAGTCGTCGCTCGGGTAACAGGCGTCGTAGATCGCGCGCGCCGCCGCACGCAGCAGGAGGTCGTGCTCCATGCCAAGGCTCCTTCGATGTCGATGCGCCGTCGACCGGCGATGCGGCAAGCTACGCCGATGCCGCTGTGATTCGCAAGAACATTGCAGGAACATTGGTTTGCTGACATGGGAGCGACATGACTGCTGCCCTGCCTCCCGCGCTGATCTGCGACGTCGTTCGCGTCCATGACGGCGATGGTCCGCTGTGGTGCCGCTCGGGGGTGAAGATCCGCATCGCCGGGGTGCAGGCACCCGACTTCGAGCGCGCGGCCCCGTGCCGGCGGCCGGCGGCGTTGCGGCGCGCCTATGTCTGCGACGATCGCGCGGCGCGGCGAAGCCAGCAGCTCGTCGCGCGGCTGACGCTCGGCCAGCGGCTCGCGTGCCAGCCGGTGGACAGGAGCTACAAGCGCGTGGTCGCGCGCTGCACCTTGCCGGATGGACGATCGCTATCCTGTGCGGCGATTGCGGCTGGTGCTGCGATCAGTTGGGACCGATACTGGCGGCGATATGGGTTGGGTGGGTGCCGGTGAACACGAACGCCGTTAGTTTGGTCTAGCGAACGAATATTAGGAGAGGCGTGTGCTTAAGGTCGCCGAGTCATATTCTTCAAAGCAAGCAACCTTGTTGCTGCTATGGTTCGTAAGGTACGGCGAGCATCAGCAGAATTGCCCGCGGCATCTAACCGACGATGAATTGGAAGTCGCGCTAAGAGCTCGGGGATTTCTTTGGGATCATGTTATTGCTAGCTTGCGAAAAGATCCTCATTGGACGATTGCTGGCCTTGAGAATCTGGTGACTCCAAATTGGAAAGTGGAGGTTAGTGGAGGAGGAAAGGCCACTGTAAATTATAGAATTCTAGGCGTTGATCTTCCACTTTTAGAATTTGGTCCGGGAGTGGGAAGTTTGCGCCTTGAATATGCTGCGCAGTTTTTCGCAGCCTGCCAGGCACGCGATCGGGCTATTGCAGATTGCTCCATTGATGACACTCTCACGATGGTCTCAAAGGGATTTTCAAGCGTTGAGGCTGGGCTAGCCATTGTCGGCCACTTGCACAAGGCCAACTTCCCCAACGAGAAAAGGCTGGATGATCGACTGCCTTTGATGACTAGGATAGAGACGTGGCTGCCTCATATTGGCATTGATCTTGATAAATCTAGCTCCATGTGGTGCAATATAGATTATCTAAGAGGTGTAAGGGATAATGCGGCCACACACCCTAAATTCGGCGCAGCTCCACGCAGCAACAAAGATTTAGCTGTAATAATTAATAAGTTCAGATCATTGGCGGAATTGATTTTTTTGATTTCTATCGCATTGCTCGGCCAAGCGACACGAGAACAAATTAGGGCGGCGGCCTATCCAGACGTATTTTCTTTAGAGTAATAGATTTTTTTACGTCTAAAAAATACATTTTGGGACTGTAATTGTGTCACGCTTAGATTATGAGAAGACTGTTTGGTGACGGCGATCGTGCAACCCACCGCCTTCCTTTACGCTGATCTTGGCCGGAAAGAAGGCAGCACCTGAGACAAAAGTCATTCTTCCATTACAGGCCAATCGCAACTATATTCTACTCATGGGCGTTCCGATCGCGTTGACTGCTGAAGCTGGCCGTCCGGCGAGCCGGCGTCAGGAGGCGTTCGACTTCATCCGTTCGTACATCGTGCGCCACGGCCATAGTCCGTCGATCGAGAACATCCGCCTCGCGCTAGGTGTCAGCAAGACGCGCGCGAAGGCGCTGGTCCACCAGCTCGCGGCGGCGAAGGTGATCGAGCGCGTGCCCGGCGCGCAGCGCGGCATCAGCATCCCCGGGCTCGCGCGCGAGCTGGTGCTCGAGGAGCTGCGGCGCGAAGGGCTGGTCGTCAGCGCGGGCGAACCGTGCCCTCAAGGTCATCTGCCCCTCATCGCCATTCTCGCGCACGTCCCGGTGAAATCAGCCGGGGACCAACATGACGGATCGGAATGCGGCGGGGTTGCCCGCCTTTAGCGCCGCCGAGCGCGAACAGCAGCGCATCACGCATCTGGTGCTCGGCGCGCCACGGCCGCGCCGCAAGCTGACCAGCAAACGGAAGAAGACGAAGGCGCCTGTGATCCGGCTCGCGGCGGGGATCGAGGAGCGCGTGCAGCTGCGCGAGGACTGGTCGCACAAGCAGGGCACGCCCGAGACCCACGCCCGCGCCGCGGCGGCCGCGAAGATCGACGGCACGCTAACGCGGCTGCAACGCTCGGGCGCGATCGACGCGCATCAGGCGGCCGCGGCGGAGCTGATCGTCGCCGCGCACGAGCGCATCACCGCCGACGTGGCGGTGCGCACCGCGAAGCTCGAGCCGCGCGGCTCGGGCGGCGGCGCGAACGCTGCGGCGGCCGAGCGGATCGCCGCGGTCATTCTCGAGCGGCGCTACACCGACTGGCGCTCGCGTGTCGGGCCGTTCGCCGCGATGATGCTGGCGATCATCGTCGACGGCATGGCGCTCGGCACCGCGGCGCGGCGGTGGCGCATGTCCGATCGCCGCGCGCGCCGGTTGCTGGTCGAGGCGCTCGATCATTGGGGCCGCGTTCGCTGATCGAGGGGTGACCTTGTGGGCAGTGCCCCAAAGGTCACGGTGCGAAACGGTCGTAACGACGGCACGAACGACCCCGCCACAACTGCGCCCGAAGCCCGCCGCGCCCCCGCGCTGGCGGGCTTTTTCGTGGAGGTCGCCATGACCCATCCCCCGGCACACCGCCTCCCTGCGCAGCAGCGCCGCGCCTCCCGCGCGGCGCTACGGCCGCGCCCGACCGTTGCCGATCAGCTCGAACGCTTCACACCGCGCTTCGACGAGCTGATCCACCGGGCGCGGCTGGCAACAACCACCGCCGACTTCGACGAGCTCGAGGAAACGGCGACCGCGATCGCGCGCGACCTGCGCGCGGTCTTCCGCTCGCCGACCCCGCGCGCGGCCCCGCTGTTCGTCACCGCTGCCGGAAAGGGAGCGATGTTCTGATGAAGACGCTGGCGGACATCCTCGCCTCGCCGAACCCCGGCAACGCGCTGGTCGGCGTGCCGCTCGCCACGCTGCGCGCCTGGGCGGCGCAGCTGCCTGCGGTCGCCGCGACGCCGGTCGCGCCGATCGTGGCGTTCGTGTCGCCGGGCATCGCCGCATGACCGCGCAGCGCGCGCATCCGGCCGCGGTTGACGTCGGCGGGCAGCCCTACCTGCGCGACGCCAAGGGCGCGCTGGTGCCGCTGTCCACCGTGAAGGCCACCGACCTGCTGATGGACGAGGTGGTGCGCAAGGTTATTGACGCTGCGGCACCGCTGTCGGCGCAGCTGAGACAATTCAAGGAGGCGGCCTTCACCAGCGTCGGCGAGTTTCAGGCGCTGCTGGCGCAGGAATATAACGCGGCGATCGGCGGCAAGAAGGGCAACATCACTCTCACGTCCTACGATGGCTGTCGCAAGGTGCAGGTCCAGGTGTCGGACATTCTCGAGTTCGGCCCGGAGCTGCAGGCTGCGAAGGCGCTGATCGACGAGTGTCTGGCGGAGTGGGCTGCGGGCAGCGGTGCCGAGCTGCGCGCGCTGGTGAACCGGGTGTTCTCGGTCGACAAGGAAGGCCGGATCAACCGCGCCGAGCTGTTCATGCTGCTGCGTGTGGAGATCGCCGATGAGCGCTGGAAGCGGGCCATGAACGCGATCCGCGAGAGCATCCGCATCATCGGGTCGCGATCGTACGTGCGGTTTTACGAGCGCGATGGTGCCGATGCGGCATGGCGCGCGATCCCGCTCGACATCGCAGCCGTTTGACGCGCCCTCCCCTATCTCGCTGCGATCTCGCGGCATCTCTGTGTCCGGACGATTGCCCCCTCCCCCACCCTTTGGGTCCTTCCCGGCTCGGCCGCTATGCGGGGGGCGAAGGCGCGGCTTCGCGCTAGGCACAGCTAAATTGCACACTTCATCATCATGGGGGGTCTAAACCCATGGATCTGGCCGGTTACAGGCCCACGCTCACTGAAGTGGCGGCGCTTTTCGGCAAGTCGAGCCGCTGGATCTCCGATCTGCGCGCCAAGGGCGATCTCCCCGGCGACGGCGCGACGCTCGCCGAGTTCGTCGCCGCCTGGACCAGCGCCAACGCGATCGCCGGAAAGGGCAAGGCGATCGACCAGCACAAGGCGCGGCTCGCGGCGGAGAAAGCCGACGAGGCGGCGATGCGCAATGCCGAACGGCGCCGCGAGCTGCTGCCCAGCGCGCTGGTCAACCTCGCCGTGCAGGGCGCGTTCGCCCGCGTGCGCGCCCGGCTGCTGTCGCTGCCCAGCAAATCCGCCCCGGCGATCTCGTCGATGAAGTCGCCGGTCGCGATCCAGGAGAAGCTGACGGAGCTCGTGCATGAAGCACTCGCCGAGCTCGCGGGCACCACGGTCGGCGCGCAGGCGATCGGCACCGACGATCGCGGACCATCTGGCCGCGACGCAGGAGCTGGCGGAAGCAGCGACGGCATGGTGGCCGGTGTTCGCGCCGCCGCCCCGGCTGACGGTCAGCCAGTGGGCGGACCAGCACCGCAAGCTCAGCCCCGAGGCAAGCGCCGAGCCCGGTCAGTGGAACACGAGCCGGGCTGAATTCCAAAGAGGCATCATGGACGCGGTCAGCGACCCGCTGATCGAGGAGGTCGTGGTGATGAAGTCCGCCCAGGTCGGGTGGACCGAGATCATCAACAACATCGTCGGCTATTTCATCGACCAGGATCCATCACCGATCATGGTGATGCAGCCGACGCTCGACATGGCGGAGGCGTGGTCGACCGATCGCCTGACGCCGATGGTGCGCGACACGCCGCGGCTGCGGGTGAAGATCGCCGAGGCCAAGTCGCGCGACAGCGGCAACAAGCTGCTGCAAAAGCGCTTCCCCGGCGGGCAGCTGGTGATCGTCGGCGCGAACAGCCCGTCATCGCTGGCGTCGCGGCCGATGCGGGTGATCCTCGCCGACGAGGTCAGCCGCTACCCGGCCTCGGCCGGGATCGAGGGCGATCCGCTCGGGCTGGCGTACAAACGGACCAACAATTTCTGGAACCGGCGCAAGCTGGCCGGGTCGACGCCGACGATCGCCGGCGCCTGTCGCATCGAGGCCAAGTTCGAGGAGTCGGACAAGCGCTTCTTCTTCGTGCCGTGTCCGCATTGCGGCGAGCATCAGGTCCTGAAGTGGGAACAGGTTCGCTGGGACAAGACCAAGGCGGGCATCCACCGGCCTGACACCGCGCATTACGTGTGCGAGCACAACGGCTGCATCTGGGACGATGCCGATCGCTGGGGCGCGGTGCTGAAGGGCGAGTGGCGCGCCACCGCGCCGTTCACCGGGATCGCGGGCTTTCACGTCTGGGAAGCCTATTCGTCGTGGGTGAAGCTGCAATCCACCGTCACCGCCTTCCTCGAGGCGCGCAAGACGCCGGAGACCTACAAGGTCTGGACCAACACCGCGCTCGGGCAGACGTGGGTCGAGAAGGGCGAGGCGCCCGACTGGCAGCGGCTCTACGAGCGGCGTTCGCAGGAGCTGACCTTGGGCGAAGCGCCGGAGTGGGTCGCCCGCCTCACCGTCGGCGCCGACGTGCAGCGCGACCGCATCGAGGCGAGCGTGTGGGGCTGGGGCGAAGGGCTGCGCAGCGTGCTGGTCGACCAGCGCGTCTTCCACGGCGATCCCGCCAAGGCCGAGGTGTGGAAGGAGCTCGACGCCTTTCTGAGCGAGGAGTGGGAAACACCGTCCGGCCGCCGGCTGCGGATGTCGAAGCTCGCGATCGACACCGGCGACGGCTATTCGACCACCAGCGTCTACGGCTGGGCACGGCGTCACCCGCGCGTGGTGATGGCGATCAAGGGGATTGGCAGCTTCAGCGCGGCGATGCCGGTGATGGGGCCGACCTGGGTCGACGTCACCGTCCGCGGCACAAAGGTGCAACGCGGCGTCCAGCTCTGGACGGTCGCGGTGTCGCTGTTCAAGTCCGAGACCTATGACTGGCTGAAGCTCGACCAGCCGATCGACGGCGAACCCTATCCGCCCGGCTACATTCACCTTCCGCAGGGCGTCGACGCGGAATGGCTCCAGCAGCTCGTCGCCGAGCAGCTGGTAACGGTGAAGAACAAGCGCACCGGCTTCAGCAAGCGCGAGTGGCAGAAGACCCGCGACCGCAACGAGGCGATCGACTGTCGCGTCTATGCGCGCGCCGCGGCCTATGCGCTCGGGCTCGATCGCTGGTCACCGGCCAAGTGGACGAAGGCGACCGGCGTGCGGCTCGCCGCGCCCGACCTGCCCGACGCCGACGCACCCGCGGCACCGCCTGAGCCCGATGCCACCACCCCGGCGGCCCGCCCGCCGGCGCGGCCACCGCCCGCGCCACCGAAGCCCCGGTCGCGCGCGATCAACCCGCTGACCGGCAAACCCCGCGGCAGCCATTTCGGGAGGCGCTGATGGCGTACACGCAGGCCGATCTCGCCACGCTCCGCGCGGCGATCGGGAGCGGCATCCTCAAGGTCCGCTACGCCGACGGGCGCGAGATCACCTATCAATCGGGTGCCGACATGCTGAAGGCCGAGCAGCGCGTCATGGACGCGCTCGCCTCGGCACCTGGGAGTGGCCGCGCGCGCCGACGCGCTCCCGGCTGGCGGAACGGCTGCTGATGGGCATGATCGACCGCGCGCTGACGGCGATCGCGCCGCGCTGGGCCGCCTCGCGCGCCGAGGCGCTGGTGCGGATCGAGCAGGCACGGACGCGCAGCGCGTCACTGCGCGGGATCCGCGCGCAATATGACGGGGCAACCGCGTCACGGCGCACGCAGGGCTGGCGACGGACTGCCAAGGACGCCAATTACGAGCTTCAGGGTGCCGCGGCGGTGCTCGCGCAGACCGCGCGCGCGATGGTCCGCAACAACCCGTATGCCGAGCGCGCGGTGTCGGCGATCGCCACCGATCTGGTCGGCGCGGGCATCACCTTTCAGGTGCTGCGCGACGGCAAGCCGGACCCGGCGCTGAACGCGCTCGCCAAGCGCCACTTCGAGACGACCGCCTGCGACGCCGACGGTCGCCAGAACCTCTACGGGCTGCAATTGCTGGCGGCGCGGACGGTGGTGGAGAGCGGCGCGGTGCTGGCGCGCAATCGCCCGCGCTTCGCACGCGACGGGCTGCCCGTGCCGTTCCAGATCCAGATGCTCGAGCCCGACCACCTCGACGCGACCCGCAACGGCGTGTTCAGCGGCGGGACCTATGTGTCGGGGATCCAGCTCGACCAGCTCGGCGCGCGCGTCAGCTACTGGCTCTTCCCGCAGCACCCCGGCGCGATCGCGCTGCGCAACCTCGTCGCGACCGCGGTACCGGCGCGCGACGTGCTCCACGTCTTCCGTCAGGACCGGCCGGGGCAGCAGCATGGCGCGAGCTGGTTCGCGCCCGTCATCCTGCCCATGAACGATTTCCGCGACTATCAGGACGCGCAGCTGCTGCGCCAGAAGATCGCGGCGAGCTGGGCGGTGTTCCGGATCGGCGCGCGCGACGACGACGCCGACGAACAGGACGCGCTCAACGACTTCATCGAGCCCGGGCTGATCGAGGACGTGCCGGCCGGGACGCAGATCGAGTTCGCCAACCCGCCCGGCGTCGACGGCTATGCCGATTTCACCAAAATCTCGGTGCGGACCTTCGCGACCGGCATGAACCTGCCCTACGACATCTTCGGCGATCTCGAAGGCGTCAATTATTCGTCGGGGCGGATCGGCCGGATCCAGTATCATCGCCAGCTCGACAGCTGGACGTGGAACATGCTGGTCCCGCAATTCTGCGAGCCGGTTGCGGGGTGGTTCTTCCGCGCCGCGCAGCTCGCCGGGCATGACGTCGAGGGCTGCACGATGGCCTGGACGCCGCCGGCGCGGCCGATGCTCGATCTGGCGACCGAAGGCCCGGCGATACGCGACATGGTGCGCGCCGGGCTGATGGACCCGGAGACCGCGATCCGCGAGCGCGGCGAGGATCCCGACACCGTCCTCGATGCGTGGAAGCGCTGGGCCGACAAGGTCGACGCGCGCCAGCTCACCTTCGACTGCGACCCGCGCCGGGTCACGCAGGTCGGCAACGCGCTCCAGCCGACGGGCGCTCCCGGCGCCGCGCCGAACAAGGACTGACCATGGAAATCCTGATCTACGGGATCGTCGGCGACAGCGCCGACGGGCTCGAGGCCGCATGGCTGGTCGACCGCATCCAGCACGCTCCCGACGACATCACAGTCCGGATCAACTCGCTCGGCGGGCTGCTGTTCGATGGTTTCGCGATCTACAACGCGCTGAAGGCGTCGCCGCGCACGGTGACGGTGATCGTCGACGGCGTCGCCGGCTCGATTGCCAGCGTGATCGCGATGGCCGGCGACCGGATCATCATGGCCGAGAATGCGGTGATGATGATCCACAAGCCATCGGACGGCACCTATGGCGACGCCGACGCGCTGCGCACCGTCGCCGACCGGCTCGACTTCCTCCAGAACCAGCTCGTCCAGATCTACGCCGCGCGCACCGGGATGAGCGAGGACGCGCTCCACCCGTTGCTCGATGCCGAGACGTGGATGAGCGCGCCCGAAGCACTGTCGCTCCACTTCATCGACGAGATCGCCGGCCATGCGACCGCGACCAACCTGCTGGACGCCAGCCGGTTCGGGTTCCGCGCCGTGCCGGCCCACCCGCTCATCGCCAACGCGAAGAGCCCCCCGGCGCCGACCGCCGTCATCACTCCGCAGGAGACGAACATGGATCCCGAGAACGAGCCGGCGCCGACGCCCGCGCCGACCCCGACCCCGACCCCGACGCCCAGCGCGGCACCGACGCCGACGCCTGCGCCGATCGCGCAGCCGACCAACATGGCGGAGATCGCCAGCCAGGCGATCGTCGCCGAGCGCCAGCGTGCCGCCACGATCCGCAACGAGGTCCGCCGCGCGCATCTGCCCGATACGTTCGGCGAAACGCTGGTCGACGAGGGCATCTCGGTCGACGCCGCGCGCACCCGGATCATCGACCAGATCGCGAGCACCGCGCCGGTGATCACCAATTATTCGCCGGCGACGATCCCGGTCGCGCAATTCCAGGCGCGCGCCGAGGCGATGGCGCTGGCGATCGCCAACCGCGCCAACCCGCGCAACCAGCTCAACGACGATGCGCGCGGCTTCGCCGGCCGCCGGCTGATCGTGCTCGCGCGCGACTGGATGGACGCGACCGGGGTCAGCACCCGCAACATGACCGACCCGCAGGTCGCACAGGCGGTGTTCCGCTATCGCCAGCCGCAGAACGCCGGCCAGCACACCACCGCCGACTTCGCCGGGGTGCTCGCCAACACCGTCTCGCGGACGCTGCGCCGCGGCTACGAGCTGGCGCCGCGCACCTTTCCGGCCTTTTGCCGCCAGACGTCGGTGCCCGACTTCCGCGAGGTCAGCCGCATCGCGCTCTCCGACATCTCGGCGATGCAGCAGGTCGCCGAGGGTGGCGAGTATCAGTACGCGACGGTCGGCGATTCGCAGGAGAAATATGCGGTCGGCAAGTTCGGCCAGATCATCTCGCTGACGTGGGAGACGATCATCAACGACGATCTGTCGGCGTTCGATCGCATTCCGCAGGCGATGGGTCAGGAGGCCGCACAGGTCGAGGGCGACGTCGTCTATGCGGTGCTGCTCAGCAACCCGCTGATGGCCGACGGCGTGCCGCTCTTCCACGCCTCGCACGGCAACCTCGCCGCGGCCGGCGCGCCGATCAACATCGACTCGTTGCAGGCCGGGCGCACCGCGATGCGCACGCAGCGCGCGCCGAAGGGGCGGTTCACCTCGGCAACCCCGGCAACGTTGGTGGTTGGCCCGCTGCGCGAGCAGCAGGCCAACCAGTTCACCTCGGCCAATTACGTCGCGACGCTCAGCGGGGACATCAACCCGGACTACAACCGGGCGCTGTCGCCGCAAGTCGAGCCGCGGATCCTCGACTACAGCTTCTTTCTCGCCGCCGACCCGAACGCACAGCCGATCGACACGATCGAATATGCGTATCTCGCCGGCTACGAGGGGCTCCAGACCGAGGAGCGCCAGGGGTTCGAGGTCGACGGCATCGACATCAAGGCGCGGCTGGTGTTCGGCGCCAAGGCGATCGACCATCGCGCGCTCTACAAGAACCCCGGCGCGGCCAACTGAGCCGGCCTTTCCCCAACCATGACGTGACGCGGGCGGCCAGGAGCCGCCCGCGCCGTTTCGGGAGATCCCACGATGCGTAACTATTCCGGTGTCGGCAACACGCTGACGCTCACCGCTCCGTATGACGTTGCCTCGGGCGGCGGCGCGCTGATCGGCGCCACGTTCGGCGTCTCGAAACTGGCGCTCAAGGCCGGGCAGCGCGGCCCGTTCGAGGTGACGGGCGCCTATGACCTGCCCAAGGACAATGCCGCGGTCGCCGAGGGCGTGCGCGCCTATTGGGACAATGCCAACAAGGTCGTGACCGCCACGGCGAACGGCAACACACCGGTCGGCGTGTTCACCGCCGCGCGCAGCGCCGGCGCCGCGACCGCCAACGTCCGCCTCAACGGCAGCTTCTGAACCCTTCTTCCCACCAGCAGCGCGCCACGCAGGGCGCGACAGCGAGGAACCCCGACATGAAGACGATCCTGTTGCTCAGCGCCGCCTATCTGAACGGCGGCGCCTATATCGATGCCGGCAAGGAGGTGACCGTCGGCGACGGCAATGGCGAGATGACCGAAGAGCGCGCCGCCGGAATGGTCGGCGCGCGGCTCGCCGAGGAAGTGGCGGGCGATGACGCGGCCGGCGACGATGCCGAGGGCGACACGACCGCACAGAAGCCGGCGGCGCGCGGCAAGTGACCCCCGATCCGTTCGCGGCCGCGGCGCCGGCGATCTTCGCGGCGTTCGCGGACCGCGAGCGGATCGTCTACACGCAGGGCAGCGTCGTGCTTCCGCCGATCAGCGCGATCCGCATCGACGCCGATGCCGGCGACCTGCTGGGCAGCACGCCCGCCGCGGTCTCCTACGAGATCCGCGCGGCCGATCTGCCCGCCCCGCCGTCGAAGCGGGATCATTTCACCCACCGCGGCCGGCGCTGGAACGTCGAGGAACGCAAGGCGCTCGAGGACGTCGCCGGCTGGCGCGTGTTCGTGGTCGACGCCGGCCCCGTCGCATGACCGTCCGCGACACGATCCTCGCCGCGATCGTCGCCGCGCTGGCGCCGCTCGCCCCCGAGGTCGAGCTCGAGCCGGCCGGCGACCCGATCGACTTTCCCGCGCTCGGCATCACCGACAGCGGGCACCGCGTGCTCGAGCGCGAGGTCGACATCACCCGCCGCGTCATGACCGTCACCGTCGACGGCTTCGTCGAGGGCGAAGGCGGGCTTGCGCCGACCGCGGCGCGCAACCGGCTGCACGCCGCGGTCGTCGCCGCGCTGCTCGACGACGGGACGCTCGGCGGCACCGTCGAGCTGATCGAGGACGCGGACGCGCGGCTCTTCGCCGCGCAGCTGTCGTCGAAGCGCCGGCTCGGCTTCGCGCAGGACTTCGATGTCCAGTTCACCACCGCGCGGGCCGACCCCGCGCTCGCCGCCTGACAGGAGCGCCGCATGGCCGACAAGACGAACGATCCGACGATCCGCCAGAACAATGTGGCGGTGCTGTTCGGATTGCAGACCGACGAGGACACCCCGCTCGCGCTCGACCCGACCCAGCACGCGATCCCGGTCGAGGCCGACAGCGTGACCTACGGCACGCCGTGGACGCAGGAGGATTCAAACGAGGCGACCGGCTCCTATGTCGCCGGCGCGCCGCTGATCGTCGGGCAGGCGGTGCCGATCAGCTTCAAGTTCCGCATCAAGGGCGCCGGCGCCGGCATCGCCTATTCGGCGACGGTGAAGCCGCCGCACCATGCGGTCTATCAGGCGTGCGGCTGGCGCGGGCTGTTCACCGCGGCGATCGCCGCGGCGGTCGCGACCGGCGGCACCGCCACCAGCGTGACGCTGCCCGCCGCCTTCCCGGGCACCGCGCGCGCGCTGCTCGGCATGATGCTGCTGATCGGCGCGGGGACCGGCGCCGGCGCGGCCGCGGCGGTGATCGACTATTCGGCCGGCCGCGTCGCGACGCTCGCCGACAATTTCACCCCGCCGCTCGACAACACCAGCAGCATCGCGGTGCCCGCCAACTGGACCTATGCGCAAACCTCGCCGTCCGACGCCGCCTCGCGGCTGGTCGACCATCCGGCGGCGAGCTGCGCGATCTACCGCGACGGCACGCTGGCGACCTTCAGCGGCGTGCGCGGCACGATCGCGCTCGAGGGCAACAGCGCCAAGCCCGGCTATGCCACCTTCACCGGCACCGGCATCTACCAGGGCAAGGTCGACGCCGCGATCCCGGCGACGATCGTCATCGCCAGCCATTCGGCGCCGGTGCTGGTGCAGGGCAGCGACGTGTCGAACGCCGCGCTGCTCAACCGCCGCAAGTGCCGGCTGAGCACCTGGTCGCTCGACCCGGGCTCGCAGCTCGAGAATATCGACGATCCGAACACGCCGTTCGGCTTCGGCCCGGGCCAGATCACCGACCGCAAGTCGATGCTTGGGGTCAATCCGCTCGCGACGCTGGTCGCCAATCGCGATACGATCTCCGACATCGGCAACGGCGTCGTCATGCCGGCGATGCTCCGGCATGGCAGCCAGGCGGGAAATCGCTGGGCGCTGGTGGTGCCGCGCGCGCAGCCGGTGACGCTCGAGGCCGAGAACCGCGGCAAGCTGATGGCGGACAAGACGACGCTGCAATGCCTGTCGACCGGCAAGGATGGCGCGGGGCGCGACAGCGACCGCATCCTGGTCTTCTACTGAGGAGCGCGAGAGCAATGGTCGCGACCAGCACCAAACCGATCGCCTTCACGCCGGCGTGGCGCGAGGGTGATCCCGCCGCCCCGGTCTTCCTGCTGACCCCCGCCGGGGTCGTCGAACGCTCGCTGATGGAGGCCGAGCTCGCCGGGCGCTACAATGCCGGGCGCGTCTACAGCTTCGAGCTGCTCGCCGCGATCCGCAGCGGCGTCGTCACGCTGCTCGACGGCGACGAGGCGCAGGGCCGCATCCTCGAGCTGATCGACATCGAGCAGGAAAGCGGCGAGGCCGAGCTCACGCCGGCCGACGTCGCGCTGCTCGCCGAGGTGCGCAAGATCCTCGCCGCCAGCTGGCCCGCCTATCGCGACCTGCGCGAGCAGATGGAGCGGCGGCGCGAGCTCGCCCCGCTCGTCGCGCTGCGCTATTTCTGCACCGGCATCACCGCCCCGGGCGTCACCTTCAAGCGCGGGCTCGACGGCAAGGTGGGCGAGGAGACACTCCGCGCGCTCGACCCGCTCGAGATGACCGCGGCGGGCAATCGTGCCTTCCAGATGGCGTATCTGACCGAGGAAGACCGGGGAAACTCCGCGCGGCCGTCATCGTCCGGCGACGGCCCGGCGACTTCCACTTCGGACGCATCGTCGACGGCGGCTGGGAGGTCGACGGACGACACTGGCGCGAAAACCCCCGGCTGATGCTCCCGGCGTCGATCTGGCCGGTGGTCGACCTGTATTTCCTCACCGCGCGCTTCGCCGGGCCGCTCGGCGGGCGCGTCCTGCCATGCCCCGGCGCGCCCGCCGAACAGCCCGCCGCGCTGCTCGACGCCTTTGCCGTCCTCGACGAGGTGATGAAGGATGGCTGACGACGTCGAGCTGCTGCTCCCCGCCGGCGCGCTCGATACCGCGGCCGACCGGATCGCGCGCCGCTATCTGCTCGCCGGCACCCGGACGATCGCGGTCGTCACCCGGCGCGCCGAGCAGCGGCTCGAGGCGCTGACCCGCGCGACCGCCGGCGGCAATTTGTGGCGGGCGTGGCGATCGAGCGTCTACCCGAAGGGTGACCGCCCGGCGCGCGACCCGGTCGGCGAGATCTGGGTGAAGGGCAATGCCCGCAGCGAGGGCGCGATGCGGTTCTGGAGCGAGCCGGGCATGATCCGCGGCGGCGACGGCAACTGGCTGCCCGTGCCGCTCCCGGCCGCGGGCGGCCGCAACCGTCAGGGACTGATCAGCCCGCACGAGTGGGAAATGAGCCACCCCGAGTGGCGGCTCGACCTGCTCTGGCAGCCGGGCAAGCGGCCGCTGCTCGTCGCGCACCGCCGCCAGCGACGTCGCGATACCGGCGGCGCGCGCGGGCGCAGCAGCGCAGGGGTAACCGAGGGGCAGCCGATCTTCGCGCTGGTCCGCGACGTGCCCTTCCGCAACGCCTTCGCGATCGCCCCCGTGATCCGCATCGCCGAGGCCGAGATCCCCGCCGAATACGCCCGCCAGGCGCAAACGGCCTCTTCATAGGAGCGCGCCCATGTCGACCGACATCGTCGCGCGTCTGCAATTGCGCGCGGACCAGTTCAGCAGCGAGAATGCGCGCGCCTTCGCCGACCTGCGCCAGCGCGCGACCTCGACCGCGCAGGAAATCCGCGGGACCTGGTCGTCGGCGCTGACCGACGTCCAGCGGCTCGCGCAGTCGGCGCTGGACGTCAGGCCGACCAAGAGCGGAGCGCTCGACCTCTCGGGCGAGATCGCGCAGCTGACCGCGGCCGCGCAGGCCGCCGATCGCAAGGCCGCCGCCTTCCGGATGGTCGAGGAAGCCTCGCAGCGGATCGCCTTCGCCGACGGCATCGCGACCGAGAAGGAGCTCCAGCGCGCCGATGCCGCGCGCGTCTCGGCGCGGATGGAGGAGGAGAACGCCGGCCAGATCCGCGCGCGGATCGCCGCGCTCAAGCAATTGCAGGTCGAGCTCGACGAGGTCGCCGCCGCGACCGGCCACAGCATCGCCGTCGGTCAGCACGCCAGCGGCGCGACCGCGCAGCAGCGTCAGTCGATGATCATGCTGGGGCAGCAGTTCCAGGACTTCGCGGTACAGGTCGGGAGCGGCCAGAGCATCACCACCGCCTTCGCGCAGCAGATCGGCCAGGCCGGGTTTGCCCTGCAGGGCATGGGCGGCCGGCTTGCCGGCGTCTCGGCCTTCCTGACCAGCTTCGGCGGGATCGCGACGATGACCGCGGTGGTCGCGCTCGCGCCGCTGCTCGGCAAGCTGCTCGAGACGAACGACGCGCTGGGCGATGCGGAAAGGAAGATGCGCGAGGACGCGCGCGCGACCGAGATCAACGAGAAGGCCAAGAAGAGCTTCGCGAAAACGGTCGAGGGGGTCACTGCGGCGGTCCGCGACCAGAATGACGAGCTCAAGAAGTCGATCGAGACGCAACGCTCGACCAGCCGGCAGGCGAACGCCGATGCGAACGAGCGGCTGGCGCGGCTTATCAAGGAATATGGCGCGCTCGACCGCAAACTGACCGCGGCGCGGGCGGAGGCCGCGCGCGCCGCGGCGGCGTCGCCGCAGCCCGGCACCGCGATGATCTCGTCGACGGCCGGCAAGGAGGCGCAGCGCGTCGCCGATCTGGAGCGCCAGATGGCAAAGCTCAGGGCGGACGGGCGGCTCGCCACCGAGGCGGTCAATCGGACGCGCGTCGCGCTTGCGGAGCTGGATGCCGCCGCCTCGGTCGACCCGATCGTCCGCATCACCCAGCATTACGACGAGATGAAGCGCGCGGCGCAGCAGGCGGCGATCGCCAGCGGCAATGTGACCGGCGCGCTGACGAAGGAGCTGGCGGCGATCGAGCGGCGGCGCGAGGCGGCGCTAAAGGCGGAGCGCGATCGTCAGGCCGCCGAGAACCGCAAGCCGGGCGCGCTCGGCGCCCAGCTCGCGGGCGAGAATGGCGCGGCGACGCTCGCGGCGGCACGGCAGTATCTCGGCACGCGCGAGACCGGCGCGGGCAAGGCGACGCTGCGCGAGCTGTTCGGCACCGCCGGCATCTCGATCGATCCGGAGAAGGTCGCGTGGTGCGCGGCGTTCGTCAACGCGGTGCTCGCCGGGCAAGGCATCAAGGGCACCGGAAGCCTGTCGGCGCGGTCGTTCCTCAACTTCGGCACCGCCACCAACCGGCCGCTGCCCGGCGACATCGTCGTCCTGCGGCGCGGGAACGGCGACCAGGGGCATGTCGGCTTCTTCGAGGGCACCGACGCGCGCGGGCGGATCCGCGTCACCGGCGGCAATCAGGGGCGCGACGGCGCGGTCACCTCGAGCAGCTTCGCGCGCGACGACGTGCTCGCGTTCCGCCGCGCGCCGACCGCGTCGCGCAGCTATGCCGAGGAGCTGCGCCAGCAGAAGGAAGCGGCCGCCGCGGCGAAGCGCACCAACGAGCAGCTCGAGACGTCGCTGGACCAGCTCGCCAGACATTACGACCCGGTCGCCGCGGCCGCGCGCGTCTACCGCGAGGAGCTCGACCAGATCTTCAAGCTGGTCGCGGCCGGCAAGCTGACGCAGGGCGAGGGTTTCGACTATGCGATGCGCGCGCGCCAGCACGCCGTCGCGTCCCGCGCGCAGGGCTTCGACCAGGCGTTTCGCGAGACGATCGGCGGCGATGCGATCGCCAGGGCGGTCGAGGAGCTGAACAGCGGGATCATGTCGGGCGCCGACCTGTGGGCGCACCGGCTCGAGCTCGGCGCGATGAGCGCGGGCGAGGCGCTGTCCGGCGCGGTGGGCAGCGTCGCCGAGATGTTCGGGCTGCGGATCTCCGGGCCGCTAACGCACCTGCTGCGCCCGGGCGGCATCGCCGGTCAGTCGGCCGAGACCGCGCAGCTGATCAGCCAGGCGCTCAAGGCGACCGGGCTGACCCTCTCGCCGGCATCGATCGACAAGCTGTCAGGCGTGCTGGCCGGTGCCGCGATGGGGCAGATCGGCGGGTCGGTCTTCTCGTCGATCACCGGCGCGAAGCAGAGCAAGGTCGGGTCGGCGATCGGCGGGGTCGTCGGTGAGATGGCCGGCAAAGCGGTCGCCGGCACGATCACCAAGGCGGTCGGCGGCAAGCTCGGGTCGTTGCTCGGAAACGCGGCCGGGCCGATCGGCGCGGCGCTGGGCGGCGTGCTCGGCGGGGTGCTCGGCAACCTGTTCATGCACACGCCGCGCGGCGCGGCGGTCATCACCTCGGTCAACAGTAACGCGGCGCTGTCCGGCGACAGGCAGGTGACCGATGGCCTGTCGGGCAGCGCGAGGAGCGTGCAGACCGCGCTGCGCCGGGTCGCCGATGCGTTCGGCACGGAAGTCGGCGCATTCGCGGTGTCGATCGGCAAGGGAAAGAACAATTTCCGCGTCTCGTCGACCGGCTCGGCGCAGGTCGGCGCGAAGAACCCGCGCAACGCCTCGATCATCTACGACGGCCCGGACGAGGCGACCGCGGTCCTCGTTGCGACGCAGGACGCGATCCGCGACGGCGCGATCAGGATCAGCAAGACCGCGCAGCGCGTCCTGTCGCTCGGCATCGATCTCGACGCCGCGCTGTCCAAGGCGGTGTTGATCGAGAGCGTCCCGCGCGAGCTGAAGGCGCTGCTCGATCCGGTCGGTGCAGCGGTCGACGATCTCAACCGCAAGTTCCGCAAGACCGTCGCCGCGTTGCAGGAGGGCGGCGCGTCGGCCGAGGAGATGGCACAGGCCGAGCAGCTGTACAATCTCCAGCTCCAGCAGGTGAAGACGTCGACCGCCTCGGCCTCGGCGTCGCTCAAGACCTTCCTGACCGACCTGAAGCTGGGCAGCAACTCGCCCTATTCGTACCGCGACCAGGAGGCGACCGCTCTCGCCCAGCTCAAGCCATATCTCGACCAGATCGGCGCCGGGCAGCGGATCGACCAGGAGAAATACCAGTCGGCGGCGCGCGCGTACCTCGACGTCGAACGCGAGCTGTACGGCTCGACGTCGAAATATTTCGACGCGCAGGCGCTGATCCAGGCGGCGACCGCCAAGGCGATCGAGACGATCGACAATGCGGTGCCGATCGCCGGCGGCGTCGAGAACCCGTTCGCCAAGGCGACCGCCGACAGCGCGGCGAAGACCGCGGCCAACACCCAGACCGGCAACGAGCTGCTCGAGCAGCTCTCCGACCAGATCGGCGACGTGCGCGCGCTGCTCGAGCGGATGTCGGCGCGGGGCAGCGGCCTTGGCGATGGCTTCATCGGCGCGAACCGCGCCTTCGTGGAGGCGGCCTGATGCCCGCGGACTTCGACGATATCGCCGCGGCGACCCGCGCCGCCGCGGTCGCGACGTGGTCGGATGGCCTCACCGCCGGCCGCTACCCGAATGCGCGCGACGGCACGGTGACCCCGGCGCCGGGCTTCTTCGACCGGATCGACGACGCGCAGGCGGTCGCCAATGCGCGCGGCGTGCTGATCGGCGCGGAACGCCGCCGCTTCGCGGTCGATGTCGAGGAGCTGGTCTGGCCCGACGTCGAGAGCGGCGTGCCGACGGTGCGGCTGGTCGACGACGAGCAGCGCGCCGACCTGCCCTGCCTGACCGCCCGGATCGAGATCGACCTCGATGCCGAGACCACGTCCCTCGAGCTCTTCGGGTGAGCTGATGGCCAACGCATGGATCATCGAGCCGCTTCAGGCGACGGCCACGGACGGGTTCGGCTCATTGCAGACCGGTTCGATCACCAACCTGTTCAACGACTATGCCGGCGTGGTCTGCCAGCTCGCCTGCAACGCCGGCCTGAACGCCGCGGCGGTACAGTTCGACCTCGGCGCCGATCGCGTGCTCGACACGATCCTGGTGTTCGGGCTCGCCGGCTTGCCCGCCAGCGCGCTGTTCACCGTCACCTACGCCACCGACGCACAGGGTCCGAGCACGGACGGCGTTCCGGTGACGACGCCGCAATCTGCCTATGCGGGAGATGCGGGCGACCGCGGTGTCGCACTCTGGTCGGGCGATACGCCGATCTCGGCACGGTACGTCCGGCTGACCTTCTACGCCGGTGCGACCGGCTTTGCGATGCGGGCCAGCCGGATCGTCGCTGGCAAGCGCATCCAGTTCGAACGCAATTTCAGCTTCGGCGCCGAGTTCGGGGTCAAGGACCTTGGCGCGCTCGAATTCAGCCGCCGTGGCGTGCTGCTCCGCAATCGTGGTGTGAAGCTGCGCACGGCCTCGCTGACCTTCTCGTCGGTGCGCCGGGACGAGGTCGAGCAGCTTACCGCGCCGCTGCTCGAGCGGATCGGCAACACCGAATGCGTCGCGCTGGTCACTGATCCGGCGCCGCACCCGCAGCGCCAGCGCCGCTGCTACTTCGGCCCGCTGGTTGGCGATCTCGGCCAGACGTGGCGCCGCGCGAATGCGTGGGAGGCGAAGATCAACATGGTGAGCCTCTTCTGATGCTCGGTGTGGTCATCCAGATCGATGCGCGCGAGCCGGTAATGGGCGTGGCGGTGCCGCTGCGCGCCGCCAGTCACGATCATCCCGACGTCTGCCACCTGACCGATCAGGTCGCATGGCCGGTGATCGCGAAGCTGCCCAAGCTCGGCTACGACCTGTTCGACGGCGCGTTTGAGGGCCGGATCGAGACGCCGAGCGCCAGCCTGTCGATCGGCATCGAGCCATGGCCGGACTTCGCGGCGCTCGCGATCGCCGACGCGCGCTTCCGACTCTGGACCGGCGAGGTCGGCGCGCCGATCGCCGCGTGGACGCAGCGCGTCGACGCGCGCGTGACCCAGCAGCCGGCGATCGCCGACGGACGCGCCGAGCTGACCTTCGCGGTCGACGATCGCTGGCTCGATCTCGCGCTGCTCGCCACCTATGCCGGCACCACCGGCGCGGAAGGGCCGGCGTCGCTGAAGGGGCAGGTCAAGCCGCTGGCACTGGGCGCGCCGCGCTACGTGCCCGGCGTGCTGGTCGACCCGGTAACGTCGCTGTTCCAGGTCTCGGGGCACGGCCCGGTCGTCGCGATCGATGCCGCGCTCGAGCGGTTGCTGCGCTACGGCCCACCGGTTCAGGATTATGCCACGCTCGCCGAGCTGCTCGCCGCCGCGATCCCGGCCGGGCGCTGGGCGACCGCGCTGTCGGGCGGCTGGGCGCGCTTCGGCGCGCCGCCGGTCGGCCAGGTGTGTTTCCTCGTGCGTGGCGACACCGGCGGCCCGGACGGCTGGTCGCGGCGGCCGGGACAGCAGATCCGCCGGATCGCGCTGCTGTCGGGCGGTGCCGGGCGGATCGCCGACGCCGCGCTGAACGCGCTCGATGTCGCGCGGCCGTACGATCTGTCGCTCTACCTCGACCAGCAGACCACCGCGCGCGAGCTGATCCAGGAGCTGGCGGCGAGCGTCAACGCGGTCGCCGGCGTGTCGTGGATGGGGCGGCTGTTCGTCCAGCCGGTCGCGATCGGTTCGCCGGCGCTGACGCTGGCGGCCGACGGGTCGGCGCTCCCGCCGGTGTCCAAGGTCCGCCAGCTCGAGATCGCCCCGCCGTTCGGCAAGCTGGCGATCACCGCCGAGCGGACCTGGTCGGTCCACGCGCTCGCCGATATCGCCTTCACCGCGACGCTGATCGACACCGGCGCGTGGGCGCCGGGCACGACGTACCGCGAAGGCAACATGGTCCAGCAACAGGGATCGAGCTGGGTCTATACCAACCCGGTGCCGTCCGCGGGCAACGCGCCGCCGCAGCTCCCGACGCTCAGCAACGCCTATTGGCGCGTGCTCGCCAAGGCCGGTGATCCGGGGCTCGACGCGGAGACCTACACGCTGTCGGCGATGGGGCTGAACGCCGCGAACGAGGCGCAGCCGGCGGGGTATCGGCACGGCTTGTGGAAGGGCGACGGCACGATCTTCGTCGACCCCGACAATGGCAGCACGTCCGCCGATTACGCGCGCAGCTATTCGGTCTGTTGGCGGCGCAGCCGCAACGACTGGAAGGTCCGCCACTTCGACATCTACGGCGACGGCGAGATCAAACATCCCGCTGACGATTATGCCGGCGGGGATCGCCACGGCGTGCAGGGAATGATCAACCTGCTCGCGACGATCCCGGCCGGCACGCCGGTAGCGATCTACACGTCGGACGAGCCGGCCAGCCGGCACGCCGATCGCGCGGATCTGATTGCGCAGATTCTGAGCTGCGGTGGATCGCGGGCCAAATACGTCAACGGCATGAGGGTTCGCGGGGCATACACGCTCGTCGGCGTCAAGGGCTGGGCCGAAGGGCGCGGCTACGAGACGGTCTTCTCGGGCGCTGACGGCAGCCGCGCCGCAGTGTTGCAGACGAGCTTCAGCATCATCGGCGGCATCCCCGCCTCGGCGATCGCCGGCGTCGACGGCTTGCCCGGCGAGAACGGCAAGGACGGGCAGACCTGGTACCAGTATTTCGCCTATGCCAACTCGCCCGACGGCACCGTCGACTTCACGACCGGCGCGCCGGCCGGTCGCGCCTATGTCGGCTTCGCGCATGGCACCTCGCCCACCGAGCCGACCCAGCCGGGGCTTTACGCCTGGTCTGAATACAAGGGGCCGCCGTTCGGGATCGCCACGCGCGGGATGGTGACCGCGGCCGGCCGCCAGCTGATCAAGATTGGCGGCACGAACGACTGGGACAGCGACGCCTATTCGACGATCGGCTTTCGCGGCGGTGCGGTCGCGTCGTTCAAGGCCGGACAGACCAACTGCTCGATCATGGCCGGGCTCAACACCGACCCGACCACCGACGCATCCTACGGGTCAATCGATTACGCCTGGTACATCGTCGCCAATGGCACCTCGCAAATCTATGAGAACGGGCAGCCACGGGCCTCGTTCGGCCCCTATTCGACCGACACCACCTATCAGGTGCTCTACGACGGCCGCTACGTCATCTATTATGCGAACGGCATCGAGCATCGTCGCGTAGATCACGGGGCCAACGCGCTTTTCTATTTCGACAGCAGCTTCGCGTCCCCGGGCGGCCGGCTCAACGACGTCGACTTCTCGGCGCGGGGCGCGGACGGGCCGAAGGGCGATCCCGGCGATAAAGGGGACCGCGGCGACAAAGGCGACCGCGGCGACAAGGGTGACCGCGGCGACAAGGGCGATCGCGGCGATGCCGGCGCGAAGGGCGACCCGGTGTTCGGCTTCGTGCAGGAGGCCAATCCGGGGAACGGGCAGTTCGATCGCCAGATCTGGTATCAGCCGGCCGCGAAGCAGTCCTGGTACTGGCTCAACGGCCAGTGGAACAGGACCGGCGGACTGCTTGCGGCGCAGGACCTGATCGCCTCCAGCGCGCAGATCGGCAACCTCGTCGTAATCGGCGCGCACATCAAGGATCTCGAGGTCGACACGATCAAGATCAAGGACAATGCGGTCACCAACACCATCGCGGTGGCGACATCGAGCAGCTTCACCTCGAACGAGACCAAGGACATCGCCTCGATCACGATGAACACCAGCGGTGGGTCGGTGCGCATCGAGTATCGGTTTCAGGCAAATTACACCGTCAGATCCGGCTACAGCGGGTCGAATGCCAATGCCTGGATCGTTCGGTCGAAGGACGGGGTCGAGACACAGATCAGCCTCAGCCAGTTCATCCTGACGGGCTCCGCGATCAACGGCCAGTGGGAGCTGGATACGGCACCGGGCACCGGCACGGTGACCTATTCCCTGCGCGTGTACGAGTACAACGGCGGCGGGATCCGCAACTGGACCGCCTCCAGCATCAAGATGACCGCCACGGAATTCAAGAAATGAGATACGCTGTCGCGGACGACACGACCGGGCTGGTCCATAGCATCGTCGAGGCGACGACGCTTGAGTCGTTGCTGCTCAACGTTCCCGAAGGATCGACCCCGCACCCGGCGAGCGACACAGTCGAGCCGGGAACGTGGCGCTGGGACGGATCGGCGCTGATCGCCATCGCGCCGACCATCGAGGCGCTGCGCAGCGCGTGCTGGGAAGCGGTGAAGGCGCGGCGACAGGCGGCGGAGGATGGCGGCTGCGCCTCGCCGCTCGGAGCGGTCGACACCGATCAGGAAAGCCGGCTGAAGGTCTCGGGCGCGGTGCAGATGGCAATGATCGCGCAGGCCGCGAACCAGCCCTTCACGGTCGACTGGACGATGCACGACGACAGCGTCGTCAAACACGACGCCGCGGCGATGATCGCGATGGGGCTGGCAGTCGGTCGCCATATCGCCGCCTGCCATGCGGTTGCACTCGCCAAGCGCGCGGCGATCGACGCGGCGGTAAACGCGGCGGACATCGCGGCGGTGGAGGTCGATCATGGCTGGCCTGCCTGACCGGCTGGGCGCGGTGGCGCGCCAGTTGCTCGTCTCGGTCGATCAGTTCGCGCAAGTCGTGATCGTGGGCGTGCTGTTCGTCGCCGGCTTGACCGACACCTGCCCGTCGGCCGACGAGACGATCAGCAGCTATATCGGCCGCGGCGTGCTGCGCGGCGCATGGTGGGCGCGGATCCTCGCGCCGGTGGTCGACCGCGTGTTCATCCTGCTCGGCGACGCGCCCGACCATTGCCGGCGCAACGTCGAGCCTGCCTTTCTCGACCGCATCCCCGATCAACCGCGCGGAGAGCCGACATGAGCAATGCCCTGAAGGAATGGTGGGCGCCGCTGGGCCTGCTGCTGGCCGCGCTCACCCCGGTTGGCACGTTCGTCGTCGGCACCGGCGACATGCGCGGCGACCTGAAGACCCACGAGCAGCGCATGAACCAGACCGACCGCCGCATCGATCAGGTCGAGCAGCAGGGGAAGGAGATGCAGATCGATCTGCGCGACCAGGGCCGCCAGAGCGCGCGCATGGAAGCGAAGCTCGACCTGCTGCTGCAACGGCTTCCCGACCGCCACTGACCTGACCCTCCACCAAGGACGAAACCATGACGCTTCTTGCGAAGGGGCGCGCGCTGGCGCGCGCCTGGTACGCGCACGCCGCCGGCGCCGCCGCGGCAATCGCCGGGCTGGTGATGGGGCTCGACCCCAATCTGCTCGAGGCCGGCTGGCAGACGATGCCCGCCGAGCTGCGCGTGCTGATCCCCGCCAAGCTCGCCTCGTACATCTCGCTGGCGTTGCTCACCGGCGTGTGGCTGGTCGGCAAGGCACCGCGGCCGGCGAGCGCACAGGTTTTCGGGTTGGTTGGCCGCGCCGCCGCGACGCCGCTGGTGACCGGCCCGCTGGCGATCGCGCTGATGCAGCATTTCGAGCACTGCGCGCTGGTCGCCTATCGCTGCCCGGCGGGCAAATGGACGATCGGCTGGGGGATGACCTATTACCCCGCCGGCGGCCGGGTGAAGCCGGGCGACCGGATCACGCAGGAACAGGCCGATGCGATGTTCGTGCAGCTGCTCGAGCGCGATTTCGCGCCAGCGGTGCGCGCTGCGATCGGCGCGGCCGCGACGACCCCGGCGCAGTTCGGTGCGATGGTCGCGCTCTGCTACAACATCGGGGCGCTGCGCTTCTCGGTCTCGAGCGTCGCACGCCGGCACCGCGCGGGCGATGCCGCCGGCGCGGCGACCGCGTTCGGGTTGTGGAACAAGATCGACGGTGTGGTGTCCGACGGGCTGGTCCGGCGGCGCGCGGCCGAGGCGGCACTCTACCGCGAGGATTATGCGTCGCTGAAGGCGCTGACCTTCGGCGCGGTGGCCGCATGATCGGGGCAGCGCTGCTCGCGCTCGCGCGCCGGCACTGGCCGCTGGCGATCGCCACGCTGTCCGCAGCCATGTTCGCCGGGCTGCTGCTCGCCACCCAAGCCGAACGCGACGCGGCGCGTCAGGCGCTCGCCACCGAGCAGGCCGGGCGCAGGGCCGACCACGATCGCGCCGAACGCCAGCGCGCCGAGCAGGAGCGGGGCTTCGCGGAGCAGCTCGCCGGCGCCACCGCGGCCTTCGCCGACCGGCTCGCCGCGCGCGCGCCGGTCATCCTGCGCTCGACCAACACCGTGAGGGAATATGCACAAACCGATGCCGGCCGCGCTCGCTGCCTTGGCGCTGACCGCGTGCGCGGGCTCGACGCCTACCGTGCCGCCCTCGCCGGTGCGGATCCCGCGCCCGCCGGCCGCGGCGCTGACGCCGTGCGTGCCGAACCCGATCCCGCGCCAGCCGGACGGTAGCGCCAGCGCCGCCGACACCGAGGCCGCGCTGCGCGACGCCTGGGCGGCGATCGTCCGCTGTGACGACAGCCGGCGGCTGCTGCTCGACGCCTGGCCGCGCTGAACAAACTACGAGGAGAAATACGATGGATGGCATTCGTGTGGTGCGCGGCGGGGCAACCCGGCCGATGATGGAAAGTGAGCTTCTCTCCGCGGCCGGAATTTCCATCCGCAATCTCAAGCCATCGAACACGCTGCGCATCCGCGCGGCGATGGCCAATCCGAACCGCGCGGCGCTGGTCGCGTGCCTCGGTCCCTCGCCCACCGCCGGACAGAGCGTTGGCGGCGGCGCGGCGCAGGCGGTCAATTCGTGGCCGATGCAATTGGCCCGGATGCTTCAGGCTCAGGGTATCGCCGCGGGCGCGAACAACTTCTTCGGCGACAAGGCGGGCTATGGTCAGGGGCAGACCGCCGCCACCTTCATGGCAGGCGACGGCCGCGTGGTGCTGACCGGCACCGCCCAGCCGACGTCCTTCGGCACCGTCGGCGGCAATGGCTTTGTCATTGGCACCGGCGGGGCGGGCGCGCTCGTCTTCACGCCGCCGGACCCGGTGACGAAATTCGACATCTACTGGCGCGACGGCTCCGCCGGGCAGACCTTCTCCTACGCGGTCGATAACGGCTCGACGACGAACGTCGCGAGCAGTGGCACGGCGCAGGTCGCCAGGACCACGGTCAACGCCGGCGCGCGCGGCACGCACGCCCTGACACTGTCGTGGGTGGCGGGCACGCCGCGGCTGGTCGGCGTCCATGCCTATGACGACACCGGCACGCGTCGCGAGATCAGCATCTTCAACTGGGGGATCAGCGGGGTTCGCTCCGCCGGCCTGCTCAACGATACCGATCCGAACGCGAGCCTGCTCAAGGCGTGGACGGCGATCGCGCCCGATCTGTCGATCCTCGGCGACTGGGCAATCAACGACTGGCGTCAGTCGGTGCCGATCGACACGTTTCAGGCCAATCTCGCGGCCGGGATCGCACAGGGCAAGCTGTCGGGCGACGTGATCGTCGCGACGCCGTTGTGGGATAATGGAACGGTTGGTCTGACGGCGCAGCAGGATGCCTATGCCGCAGCGACGATCGCGACCGCGCTCGCCGCCGACGTGCCGGTGCTGGACCTGCGCAGCGCCTGGGTCTCCTATGCGGCGGCGAACGCGGCCGGCCTCTACAGCGACACCGTGCATCCGTCCGCGACCGGCTACGCGCTGGAGGCCGCGTCCTGGGCCGAGCTGTTCCGCCGCCTGCGCGGGATCTGAACGGCCGGCAGCGCTTCGTTATTCGGAGGGCAGGCGCCGCCCGAGGATCCGCTCATCGTCTTCAACGGAAAGGGTGAGGCTGTGCCGGATAATGCGACAGAGCGTCAGCAACCCGTCACGCAGGTCCTCGACCGACTGCGCGGCGGAGATCGAACGCTCGACGCCGGTCATATCGTCCAGCTTCTGGTGGTCCAGATAGGTCTCTTCCATCTCTCTCTGCCCTGTTCCTTCTCGTGTGAGTCGCTCTGCTCACCCGGCATTTTTGTTGTTGAGGCAGGTGGCCGATCAATGACGCCACCGCCACTTCGGGTCATCACCGGCCCCGGCGCTCCGCTGTTGCCCGACCGATCCAACATTTCCCACGATCCCGGCATGTTGATCGATTCGTCCGCATGAGCGCCAACTTTCGCCCCGAGACGCTGATGGAGCTTACGCGTCGCGGCAACGTGGCGCTGAAGTGCCGCTGCGGGCATCGCGGCGTCCTCGACGGGCCACAGCTGAGCAAATACTTCTTCGTCCATCAGTGGAATGGCCGGCTGCACATGGTCGGCGATCACCTGCGCTGCTCGCGATGCGGTGCGCGCCAACCGCGCATCCGGCTGACCGGAGAGGTACCGACCACCACCTTCGGCCCGGCCGACGAGCGCAGCTGGAACGAGCTGCGGCGCAAGCTGCGCGGCTAGGCAGTGCAGGTTGGTGGTGGCATAGGCACGCCGCTGGCCCGATCGTAGCCGTGAGGACCAGCCCGCGCGCGCGGAAACCAGAGGTCGCCGGTTCGCCGGGTGGCCTGCTGAATAGAAGACCCTTCGGGGGAATACGCAGGGCGTAGCTCCTCTGGTCTGCGCGGCTAACCACCCGGCTTGGGCGGCTGGCCGCGCAGCATCCTTCACCAGTTCCCCGCGGCCACCGGCCGCCGCACCGATCCTGCGCTAACCGGCGCGGGGCACGCCGATCGTCGCGATCGGCACCACCGCGCGCGTAGCCGGGCGCTCCATCCTGTGAGGAACGAGCATCGCATGTCCGCGAGCATTACGGCCAAGCCGCCAGCCCCCTATCTCGGCGGCAAGCGCAACCTCGCGCGTCGTCTCTGCGCGATGATCGCGGCGACGCCGCACCGCGTCTACATCGAGCCGTGTGTCGGCATGGGCGGCGTCTTCCTGCGCCGGCCGAGACCGGCGCCGGTCGAGATCATAAACGACGCCGCCGGCGACGTCGCCAACCTGTTTCGCGTGATCCGGCGGCACTACGAGCCGTTCGTCGACGAGCTGCGCTGGCTGATCGCCGGCCGCGCCGAGTTCGACCGCCAGCGCGCGCTCGATCCGCGCCTGCTCACCGACATCGAGCGCGCCGTCCGCTTCCTCTACCTCCAGCGGCTAGCGTTCGGCGGCAAGGTCGCCGGGCGGACCTTCGGCGTTCGCCGCGATCAGGACAGCCGCTTTAACCTCGCGCAGCTCCGCGCCGAGCTGAAGGCGCTGCGCGATCGGCTGGCGACGGTCACGATCGAGCAGCTCGACATCGCGGACGTGATCCGGCGTTACGACGGCCCGCGCGCGCTATTCTTTATCGACCCGCCCTACCATCTGACCGAGGGGTATGGCCTCGACTTCGGCGAGGAGCGCTACACGGCGCTAGCCGACCAGCTGGCTGGGATCGCGGGGCAGTTCATCCTGTCGATCAACGACACGCCGTTCATCCGCCGCACGTTCTCGCGCTTCCGCGTCGACGAGGTCGCCACGACCTGGACGGTGTCGTCGGTGGCGGCGCACCGCGCGACCAAGGTGACCGAGCTGATCTTTCGCAGCCCCCCGGCGCTGACCGGCTAAGCGCATAAATGGCGGGGTATCGGCCGGGGTATCGACCCCGGCCGAACCTGCGAAAAGCGACGTGATTTCATGCGGCGGCGGCCGATCGAGGCGGAGGCAACCTCCACCTCAATGTCCGACTCTTGGTGGTTAGCGGACGTCCGTTGTGACGGTTGATAGTGGCGCGTGCTTTCAGCAGAAATCCCGTTTTTGGTATTGACGCCGATATGGCGAACTACCCTCGCCGAGAAGCGCTATACACTCCGGTATGTCTGTATGAAACACGTCCCCTTTGACGACACCCAGATATTGCCAACGATCAGAATCGGTCTCGCGCTCCGCCGTCTCCTTTTCGGGCAGATATCGAGGCTTCTCATTTTTTGGCAAAACAAAGAAGGCGTCCCCGCCGCCCTGCTCAATAACCACAAGCTGGTTATTTGGGGTCTGGTATATGTTGCTCCGTATGTGATCGTTGATCAATAATATTTTTCCTGAGGATGACCCATGTTCGTTTCGGACTGTCACGAGCAAATCGTTCCCGCTTAAACTCGGGTTTAAGCTCACAGTGATTTGCCCATCTGCCAAGGACACCATCGGTCCACCGGAACAGCTGCCTGCAGCAAGGCCGGCTAAAGCAAACCGGCAGGCGGCCATTGTGCTTAAATCCTTCCACATGATGAGAACGTGCGGAAGCAGGACGTAGAATGCAACCTCGCCTCGCGCCTAACGTCTGATTGTGGGCGACAGCGGACATCCGGCTCCCGTGACGTTTCCCGCCCGAAAGCACGATCAGCCACGTCCGAGGTGACTAGAGCAGGATCGACTGTGCGCTCTTCGCATATTCCGGCGCGCTAACCGTCATCAGCTGAGCCGGGAACGGCGCAACGAGATCGTCCAGATCGCCGGTCAGCCAGCGCTCCTCATCCTCCTCGTGCAGGATCAGCGGCATCGCCTTGGGATGGATCGGCGCCACCACGCTGTTGGGCTCGCAGGTCAGGAAGGCGAACACCGCGCCCCCGGCTGCTGGCCGCCAGATACCGGCGAACGAGAAGATTGGTCGTGACGGCACGGCGAACCAATACAGCGGAAGGTTGCCCTTCTCGCCCGGCCCGTACTCACTGAACGAGGTCACCGGCACGAGGCAGCGTTGCGCAGGTTTGGCCAGCGCGTTGCGCCACATCGGGCTGTCGAGATTGCGCACGTTCGTCACCTGCGTCTCGCGCGGCCCGCGCGCGCCGGGCACCGTACGCGGCCACCCCCAAGTCATGACGTCGAGGATCCGCGCTCCGTCGTCGTGCCGTACCGTCCACGCCGGTCGCTTCGGGAACAGCTCGGGCGGTGGAATGGTCAGGTCCGGCGGATACTCGGCCGCGACGCCGTAGCGCGCTGCCAGTGCCGCCTGAGCTTCCGACATCCGGTAGCGATTGCACATCGCGCGGCCTCCCTGCTTCCAAAATCCACTGGAAAACAGCCTCATGCTCACCAACGCTGTCGTCAAGGCGGCGCGATACCGCGCGTCCGCGTACAAGTTGACCGACGAGCGCGGCCTGCACCTGTTCGTCACCCCGACGCAGCGCAAGACGTTCCGGCTTCGCTTCCTGTGGGAGGGTCGCGAGCAGCTGCTGACGATTGGCCAGTGGCCGGAGGTCTCGCTCGACATCGCGCGCGCCCGCGCCGAGGCGGCGCGCGCGCAGCTCGCGCGCGGGATCGATCCGCGCACCGCGCCGCAGGTGATGACGTTCGAGCGCGCGGCACGCCAATGGCACGAGCAGCAGCAGGCCGGCTGGACAGCGGTCCACGCCGCCGACGTCCTCGCCAGCCTTGAGGCCGACGTTTTCCCCGCGATCGGCACCGACGCGCTGGACGCGATCGACGCGCCGGCGGTGCTGCGGATCGTGCGCGCGATCGAGCAGCGCGGCGCGCTTCAGACCGCGCGGCGCGTCCGCCAGCGGATCTCCGACGTGTTCGCGCTCGCGGTCAGCGAAGGCTGGGCGTCCAGTGACCCGGCGGCGATCGTCGGCCGCGCGCTGACCCGCGCGCCGGCGGCGCGCCACCACCCGGCGCTGACGACGATCGAGGAGGCGCGCGCGCTGCTCGCCGCGGCCGAGCTGGTCGACGCGCGACCGGCGGTGAAGCTCGCCTCGCGCTTTGTCGCGCTGACCGCGGTGCGGCTCGCGGCGGTGCGCGGCGCGCGCTGGGGCGAGATCGAGGAGCTGGACGGCGCGCCGGTGTGGCGCGTGCCGGCGGCGCGGATGAAGCTGGCGGCAGCGAAGAAACGCGACGCGGCGAACGACCATCTGGTGCCGCTGGCACCGGCGGCGACCGCGGTGCTGCGCGCGGCGCGCGCGCTCGATCCCGAGGGCGCCGCCGACGGGCTGATCTTCCCGGGCCGCAACGGACATACGCCGATCGGCGAGGGCACGATCAACGCGCTCTACGCGCGCACGCCGTTCGCCGGCCGCCACGTCGTCCACGGCTGGCGGGCGACCTTCTCGACGGTGATGAACGAGCGGCGGCCGGCCGATCGCACGGTGATCGACCGGGCGCTCGGCCATGTGCTGAAGCACGACGACGGGACGATCGCGAAGGTGGAGGGCGCGTACAACCGCGCGCAGCACCTCGCGCCGCGCCGCTGCGTGTTCGAGGATTGGGCCGCGATCCTGACCGACTGACCGCGCCGCGTGCGGGACGGCGGCGGGAGCGTGGCACGCTTCGTGCTCCATCCCCCCCCAGGCAGCCCGGGGCGGCGCAAGCCGCCACGCTCGACCGCCGGGTCCTGGCGGTCGGGTCGATAGGGCGGACCCTTTCGGCGCGGGGGGATCAGCGAATTCGATGCATGGGATCGCCTCGGCGATCCCATTCCTTATCCTTCAGCCCCTGAGAGGGGATACTGACCAGATGGTGGACTCGCGTTCACCCCTCCGGACGCGCGCGCGATCCCGGCCTCCATCCGGTCGAGAAGGTCGCGCAGCTCGGGGCTCGACGGCCGTGCGGACGCTTTCGGGATGTCTGGCGGCATCGTGCCTGATCGTCGCAGCCGGCGGCGGGCGAGCAGGTCGCGCAGGCGCTGCGCCACCCGCGCGGGGAGCGCCTCCGGAGTGAAGAAATAGGAATTGGACACCTGACGGCGTTGCGGGCCGAACACCCCGTCTTTGCCCGTCCGCTCGGTACGGCGGATCCAGTCGAGAACCTTCATCGCCTTCAGCCGGGCAAGCGCCCGCACGACCGTGGTCTTCGTCACGCCGGCCGCGCGCGCGATCGTCGCCAGCTCGGGGTCGAGCCGGCCGGTTTTAAAATCGACCACAACCTTTCCGCGCCGGCCGAGCAGCGCCTCGAGCACGCGCAGGCCATGCAGGCCAAGTGGTCGCGCGCCGCCCTTGGCGCGCTGTACGTCGTCCCACTCGGAGACGGCCTTCAGCAGACAGTCGATCCAGCTCAGCGCGCCGGCGGTCGTGCCATCGCCGATCGGCCGCGAGACGCGGGCGCGGCGATCCTCGACGTCGATGCTGTGCCGGCGCACCTTGCGATCGGTGCCGCGCTCGCCCTTGCCGGCGAGACGCGCGGCGAAACCTCTCGTGATCTGGCGTGCCTGACGCCCCATCGAGGCCGCAGTCACGCGCGGCCTCCCACGCTGGCGATTACCGGCGCGCGCCCTCGATCAGCGTAGCCGGTGGCGCCAAGCCATCGGTGAGCAGGTCGGCCCACTCCTGCGCCAGCTCGCGCCGCCGCGGCATGTACGCGGCACGATTGTAGTCCGCCTCGACCCCGGCCGGGATGTGCGCGAGCATCAGGTCGATGATCGCGCGATCGTCTCCCCTGCCCTGCTCCTTCACGCGTTCGTTCATGATCGTCGAAAAGCTGGATCGCCAGCCGTGCGGGACGTGGACGCCGGAGAAGCCTGCTTCGCGATACGCCTTGCTCAGCGTGCTGTCGCTGATCGGCCGCAGCGCGCTGCGCAGGCTGCGAAAGATATACCCCTTTGCGTCCTTGCCCGAAAAGGCGATCGCCACCTTCACCGTCTCGACCGCCTGACGCGATAACGGCACGATGAACTCGAACGCCTCGTCGCGCTTCCGCTCCACGCCCAGCTTCATCTTCGGCGCCGGTACCCGCCATATCGGCGCAGGACCGTCGAGATCCTCGAACTCCGCACGCTCTGCCATCCGCAGCGTAGCCGAGCGCACGGCCGTGAGCGCGAGGAGCCGCGACGCCAGCTTCGTCAGCGGATGTCCCGCTTTGTCCTCGGCTTTCGCCAGCACGGTCCGCGCCATCTGCACCGTGCGAACCGCCGGGAATTTGCCTTTGGTCTTTTTGCTCATTGCGCTCTTCGTCACTGCAGCGGGATCGGCCGAGGCGATTCCTGCCCCGATCGCCCGGGCAAAGACCTCCGAGATCCGCTGGCGCACGCGGTGGGCCGTCTCGACCGCGCCTCGCGCCTCGATCGGCTTGAGGACCTCCAGAACAAGTGGCGTCGTGATCGCTGCGATGGGCAGCTTGCCGATCTTCGGGAACACGTCGCCCTCGAAGCTGCTCATCACCAGGGCGGCGTGACGCTTCGACCAAAGCGCCTTCTGGCTCTCGTGCCACTCGCGGGCGATCGTCTCGAAGGTGCTGCCCACCAGCGCTGTCTGCTCGGCGGCGCGCTGTCGCTTGGCAACCGAAGGATCGATCCCATCGAGCAGCGCGCGTGCGGCGGTTTCGCGCAGCTGGCGCGCCTTCGCGAGTGTGACAGTCGGATAAGGTCCGAAGACCATCCGCTTCTCCTTGCCCCCGAATCGATATTTCCAGCGCCACGACTTGAAGCCGCTGGGGAGCACGTAAAGGTAGAGCCCCTGCGCATCGCTCAGCTTGTATGGCTTCTCCCGCGCGGGGGCATTTCGGCACGCTGCATCGGTCAGCAT